GCGCATCCTCACCAGCATCGCTCCGGCGGGAGATCTTGCGCTGGTGTTCGGCAAGAAGCTGAACGACTTCAGCCGCATCAAGCGCGAGCTCGATAAGCAGCTGAGCTTCGTGACGCCGTTTCGGCTGCATGATTTAAGGCGCACAGCGGCCAGTGGTATGCAGAAGGTCGGCGTGGCCCCGCACATCATCGAGCGGGTTCTGGGCCACGTCGTCGGCGGCATGGCCGGCGTCTACCAACGACACAGCTACGACGCCGAGAAGGCCGCGGCGCTGCAACGATGGGCTGACCATGTCGAGTGGCTCGTCAGCGGGACGGCCGAGGACAACGTGCTGGCGATGCGGGCGCGTTAGTTAAGGTTGCTGGTCTCGATCAGCATGGCTAGATTTTCACTCAGCGCGGCTAGGGTCTGCAGCCCGAAAATCCGAACCTGCTCGGACTGCCGCGTTGATCACCTGCAGAAGCACCGGACAGGGGTGCTATGTCGGATCCGCGCGCTAACAAGTTCGACGCCTCCGTCATGCTATTCACTAAACGCAACTGTCAGCCCGAATGGCAGGATGGCTGTAAGTTGATGTCTGAGCTCCCCGGTCTGCCGGAAGAAGAAGCCGATGAAAGGTGGCTTTCCGTCGAACTAGCGCGCGTGTACTGGGACCGAGTGATCAAGTACTGGGACGAAGTGATGGAGCAAGACCGTCAGAACGACGTTTTACGCGATATGAGCTTATGCTTTCGTCTCTTCAAGTCCCGTCCTGGGCAGTCAAGGGATCGCATTGAGAACAAGAATAGACTTGAGAAGCTGGAGGCTCTCAAGGACACGATCCTAAAACGCATCGTAGACGCACTCCACAGAGGCACCTGGCTCTTAAAAGGGTATACCACAGACGATCTCGACGAGGAGCGGACTGTAGCAGCGGACCTGGTCACATTCGAGGCGCTGCAAAACTGCTGGACTGGTTCCAACTACATGGCGCTCAGCAACGAGACTAAGCTGTTCTGCCCGTGGCTGGTCATGGCTCCGGCACCGCAGAAACCTCGGACAAAACGAACAAAAGCTCGGCGTAAGTATGCCACTCTCAAGCAAGTTGAAGACGCGATGTTGGCAGAGTGCAAGGCCGCTCAGAAGAATAGAACGAAGCCGCCTAATGAAAACGACTTCCCTGACCTAGTAAACAATCGCCTGAAGCCACTGCGCTGCAAGACGGATCAGATAAGAGAGCTATGGAAAAAGGCGGTTTTTGCCAAGTACAAGCTGAAACCGTCGAAACGCTTTTCGGAAGACTTTTGGGACTCCCCATGTTTTCTCCAAAGCTGATCCTTTTGTTTACAATCGTTTAGCTGCTTTGGGAATTTGCTTTGGAGCTTTTTCATTTGCTCCAAAGCTCCAAAGCACTCCTACCTCTGGCGCCCCCGACCCGTTCAGTCGCATTTTGCGGAAGCGCGCGGCTGCGCCCGGAGCGCTGTGATGATCGATGACGACAACGACCAACTCATACCCAGCGCACTCGTCGCCAAAATGCTCGGCATTACACCGCGAGCAAAGAGGGAGCGAGAGAAACACGACCCCGACTTCCCCGCGACTTACTGGTTCAACGGCCGCAAATACAACAAGAAGGGCGAGACCCTCGGATATATCGAGCTCCGACGCGCTGCTTCAGAAACCAAGAAGAATGCCGGCTGGCAAGTCACGCAGACGCACGCGCGAAATCCGGAGGGCAAATTCAGCGCAGCAACGACTGAACCTGTGATGCGGCAGAAGATGTCCGACGAGCTCGCCGCCGATGCGGCCGAGACGCGGACGATCATGCAACCGGAGTGCTGAACAGGAAAACGAGGAGGACGGTGGGCCGGCCTCCTCGCTCAAAGCTGTTTCCGACAGCATCAACATCGGCCCAGCATAGAAGGACACGACGCGATGAAGACTAGATACGATCCCCGCCGAAAATCTGCAACCCCCAAATCGGAAGACGCGCTTGCATGCGCTGTTCCTGATCAAGCCCCTCGCCTCGATTGGCGCATCCTGTACTCGCCGGACTCCACCGGAAATGACGACGGCTGGATCGATTGGCCCACCGCTGATGAATCCGGGGCGGTGTCATGACCCACGTGCAGCAGATCGAGGCTACGGAGATCAAGGGCGGCGAGTTCAAGTCTGTCACCTGCAAATCCGACGATCCCGACGCGCTCGGTGAAAAGGTCCGCAAGCACGTCAAAGCAAGTAAGGACGCCGTCCAGAACTTCGTCGAGCACGCCATGGCTGCCGGCGATGCGCTGCGGCAGGCCAGGGACCAGGTGCCGCACGGTCAGTGGGGCGGCTGGCTGAAAAGGCATTGCGGCCTCAATGAGCGTACCGCCCAGCGCTACATGCAGCTAGCTGAGCACCGCGCGGAACTGGCAAACCCGACACGCGTGTCGGATTTGTCTTTGCGGACTGCATTGAACCTGATTGCGAAATCGCATCCGCCCAATAGGTCGGAGATCGCTACTAAGTCCATGGGCAATTCCACCAAGGCCACCTCATTCGAAGCCTTGGACTGGTGGTCGAATGCTGATCATCAAGCGCGGCAAGACTTTCTCAGCGGCATCGGCCTGCGCGCAATCCTTAACGCTGCACCAGTCGCATGGGGCGACGCGCTCAAACGCGAATTCTGCAAATCCCCGGCGCCTGTGATCGACGGCGAGGTGGTGCGGGCCGTGGGGGAAGAGATCCTCAACTCCAATGAAATGCCTGCTCTGCCCGATTTCCTGAATCGCGCGCGGCAGACACAAGTCGACACGGGCAACGGCGCCGTGAAGGAGGATAACAAGCCGCGGACCAAGATGCGCAAGCCTTCTATCGAGACGACTACGATCGAGAACGCGGTGAACGATGCGTGGTCGGAGTTCGCCGAACTCGCCCAGGAAATGCGTGACGCTTTCGAGAATACGCCGGAACCCCTCCAGTTGAGCGAAGTAAGTCAGGCGCGCGAGGCGGCAGCTGACGCGCTCGAAAGCCTGGAAAAGCCCGACGTGCCGAAGGAGCTCGCCGAAAAAGGAATAGAGGTGGAGCGCACGCCCCCCACGCGACGCGCTTCCAGATCATCGCGGTGCAATGATGCTTGTGAATTACTTAGTGCAGTGATGCAAGCACTCGATGCGATGAAAGAAAATGAGGAAGCAGCTGCACTTAACAGTGAACTTTACAATCTACGGTCCGAAGCGGAGTGCGTCGATTTTCCTGGCTTTCGTAGCTGAGAAAAATGATCTGCCAGGAAACTGTTCAGCCCCATTGACGGACATCTGACCATGCAGATCGATGCTGAGCTCGCAGTAGAGTCCCTCTGGCAGGCGTTTGAGTGGGAGCCGATCAAGCTCATAGAAATATTTGATCGAATTGCATCCCGTCTTCATCGCCATCCCCGCTTACGCGACATGTCGATTACTGAGATCGATCGGCTTCTCGCCGATGCGCGCCGCGAGGCCGAGCATGATCTAAGCGAATACGAATGGCGCCTTATTAAAGCGTTCAAGGACGCGATCGCATCTGAAGAAACCGGGACTGACGGACGCGTCGCATGAGCAGCCCGATCATCCCAGCGGCCGCACACCGCGCGGCGCCGCTTTCGGAATGCGAGAGCGCATGAAAATCCTCGGAATTGACCCCGGAATCCGCGGCGGCTGCGCCATCGTCATGGTGAACGATAGCGCCGTACCGGTGCTTATCGACGCGATCGACATTCCAGTCGCCGGTGCCGGTGCTGGGGAGCGCGTCAATGTGCTCGCGCTCTGCGCTTGGATTCGCCAGCACCAACCAGATCGAGCGGCGATCGAACGCGCGCAAGCGATGCCCAAGCAGGGCGCTTCAAGCGGCTTCAAGTTCGGCCGCGCCACCGGTGCCCTCGAGGCCGCGATCGCCTGCTGCGAAATCCCGATGACCATTGTCGAGCCGACCGCCTGGAAGAAGGCGCACCACCTGCGCGGTTCCGACAAGGAGGCGAGCCGGCAACGCGCGTTGCAGCTCTTCCCCGCGGCACATTCCTTGTTCGCCAGGAAGAAGGATCACGGTCGCGCCGAGGCGGCATTGATCGCGCTAGTGGGAGTCGATCGTAGTCCGGAGCGCACAAAAGGAAGCGCGCCATGAAGATCATCACCGCGGATCAGCGCCTCGCTGAAAAGAGCGGCGCAAAAATTCTAATCGTGGGGCCAAGCGGCGTCGGCAAGACCAGTCTGCTGCGTACGCTGAGCCCGGAAATGCTCGCGACGACATTGTTCGTCGATATCGAAGCCGGGGACATCGCCGTCGCCGATCTCCCGGTCGCGAGTATCCGGCCGCGGCGCTGGGAAGAATGCCGCAACCTGGCATGTGCGGTCGGCGGCTTCAACCCGGCCCTGCCGGCGACCACCTGCTACAGCGAGGCGCACTACAAGGAGGTAATGCAGAACAGCGAGCTCGCCCAGCTTGCGTCCTGTCAGATTCTGTTCGTCGACAGCCTGACCGCCGCCGCGCGGCTCTGCTTCACCTGGGCGGAGCAGCAGCCGGAAGCTGTCACCGACCGCGGTCGCAAGGACCTGCGAGTGGTTTATGGCCTGCATGGTCGAGCCATGGTGGGCTGGCTAAACCAGCTGCAGCACGCACGCGGCCGTACCGTTGTTTTCGTGGCGGTACTCGAAAAGAACGTTGACGACTTCAACGTCGCGACATGGCAGCCGCAAATCGAGGGCGGCAAGACTGGGCGCGAGCTGCCCGCGATCGTCGATCAAATTGTCAGCATGGTCTGGATCGACTTTGGCGATCGTAAGCCCGTGCGTGCGTTCGTAACCTCGAATCCAAATCCATGGGGCTACCCGGCCAAGGATCGTTCCGGCCGGCTCGACCAGCTCGAGCCGCCCAACCTTGGTGCGCTGCTCGAAAAGCTCACGCGTCCCGGCGAGCGCAAGCCTTTCACCATTGTTTCACCCGAGCAATCTGCTCAAACAAAGGAGGCACCCAATGCCACCATATGACTACACTAACGCTCCCCCGCCCCAGTTCGACCTGATCCCGCATGGTACGATCGCCACGGTCGTGCTGCACATCCGTGCTGGCGGTGTCGGCGAGGATGACATGCTGAAGCGCAGTAAGGATGGCGGCTGTGAGATGCTCGACTGCGAATTCGTCATCGCTGATGGCCCGTACAAGGGTCGTAAGTTTTGGGAGTACTGGGTTCTCGAAGGCTCGACCGAGGGACACGCCAAATCCAAGGGGATCAATCGCGGCACGCTCAAGGCCATTCTCGACTCCGCGCTCGGTCTCAAACCTGACGACGTGAGTCCGCAAGCGCGCGCTGCTCGCACAGTCAGCCTCAAACAGTTTGAAGGCATGACCTTCATAGCCAAGATCGGCATCGAGAAGGGCGGCGCTAGGAAGGACGAACCCGGCAACTGGCCAGACAAGAACATCCTGGCGGGAGTGATCACGCCCGACCGGAAGGAGTGGCACCCGGTCGAGCAACCGCCTCCATCCAACGGTGGTGGTAGTGCTTCATCGGCGACACCGCCTCCCAGCTCCGCACCGCCCATCGCACGACCAGGGTGGGCGTCGTGAAGAAAATCCGCGCCGTCGGACAGGTCTCCCTATCCGCGGTCGAGGATGTGTGGCAGCGGGACGCAACCGCTGCCGCCGTCACGGCCGCGCAGGGAGTCGTCCGGACGGACGGCCCCATTCCGCCTGGCACGCCAGTTGGGCGCTTAAGCAAGATTGAGTGGGGCTGGATCCTCAGTGTGATGTTGTTCGCCTGGATCAGCACACGCGCCCGGCAGGCAACCGCGGAGCAGCTCGACACTGAGCAGCTGATCCGTCTGACCGCGCTCGATCCCCAACCATGGGATGCCGACGCGGTGGAGGCGATCCTGCCGGAGCTGGCGGACGCCTGCGCCAAGATCGTCGACTGGTCGCAACCACTCGCGCAATGGCCGCGCGACGGCATCGTCGCGTTCCTGCTCAAGGCCATGCCGCTGATCCGCAAGGCGATGATCGCGCGCGACCTGAGCGCCAAAGGCGTCACCCGTAAGTCAAGCGCCGACATGATTGCGAGCCAGGCCAATGCCACCGCCGGCGGCCCATTGATGACGCCCGACGAGTTCAACGACCAGATCGGTCTGGGAGGGAAGGACGCCGACTATGGGCAAGCATGAGACAGGTTATGCCAGGGTCGCGCGCGATTTTTACTCCACTCCGTCGTGGGTGACCAACGCGCTCGTCGAGCTCGTCAATGTCAGGAACAAGCGCACGTGGGAGTGCGCCTCTGGCGCCGGCGACATGTCGGAGCCGTTAGGGGCGGCCGGCGCGCGGGTTTTCTCGAGCGATATCATCGACCGTGGCTATCCAGCGTTTGACCTGTTGTACGATTTCACCTCGCCCCCGGACCCGGCGATGCAAAGCTGGGACGGCATCATCACCAACCCGCCGTTTGGCCCCCGGGGCAAGCTGGCAGAGGCGTTCATCGAGAGTGGCTTGCGCCGCATCGGCGAGGGCTTCCTGGCGCTGCTGCTGCCGGCCGATTTCGATTCAGCGAAGACGCGCATGCACCTGTTTGGTGGTTGCGCACGGTTCGCGGGGAAGCTGGTGCTCACGCGACGCGTCAAATGGTTCGAGCATCCGACCAATCCGTGCATGCAGCCGAAGGAGAACAGCGCTTGGTACCTGTGGGGGAACGTCGAGTTTCGCCGTCTGGGAGCCCCGGCCCCGGTCATCCATTACGCCCCGAGAATGGCAGCGTAACGTGCTCAATCTCAACCGCGCCAACCTGTCGATCGAGCCGATCAATGGCGCCATCAATGACGCCATCGAGCGTGCGGCGGCAACGGTCGCCGAGCTCCCGCGGCCCTACCTGGGCACATCAATCATCGGCCACGAGTGCGCCCGTCGCATCCAGTTCGACTGGTGGTGCAAGCCGGAGCTGCCGGCCAGGACGCGCGAGATCTTCGAGCGCGGGCATTATTTCGAGGAACGCACGCGTCAGCATCTCAAGGCAGCCGGCTTCAAGTTTGCGCCGTCCGAAGCACTGGCCTTCACCGCCGCTGATGGCGCGCTGCGCGGGCACGCCGACGGCATCATCATTCACGGCCCCGACCTGGCGGGTGCCTACCTGATCTATCCCACAATCTGGGAGCACAAGGCCGTCAATACCCGAGGCTGGCGCGACGTGGAGCGCGACGGACTCGAAAAGAAATATCCACACTACCTCGCGCAAGTTTCATTGTACCAGGCGTATCTCAGCGTCACCAACCCCGCGCTATTCACCATCACGAACGCCGACACGTGTGAGTGGCTGCACTTCTTCGTCCCGTTCGATGCCGAACGTGCGCAATTCTGGAGCGATCGCGCTGTCAGCATCATCGAGACGACGCGCGCCGGAGAGCTTTTACCCCGTGCCTATGATGATCCAAGTGACTGGCGCTGTCGCATGTGTCCTCACGCCGTCCGGTGCTGGAGATGACCGATGGCGCTCCCGCCCGAAATTGTCACCCCGAGGGATCACCGGCATGGGTCAAGGTTAGGCGATATCATTCGTCGGCTGTCCTCGAGCAGCGACGGCGAGATTGTCGCCACCGTGCACGCCATGAAGCGCATGCTCGAATCCGTCGGCGCCGATATTCATGGATTAGCCGAGCATCTCGAAAACGGCCGGCTAACCGACGCCGATAAGCAGAAAATCCGCAGCGAGATCGAGAACGCCCGCGCCGTCGGTTACGCCGAAGGCGTCAAGGCAGCGGAAGCCAAGCAGCACGGCACCTGCGCGTTCCGCAACACCGACGGGAAGCTCGAATGGACCGAGGTGGCGCTCTTTGTACAGCGCGAGAAGCACCGGCTTCCTGAAAAGCACCACGCATTTGTCGACGACATGGCCTCACGCACCGTGTACGGGCGCGAGCCCACCCCGAACCAGCACAAATACCTGCACAGCCTTTTCTACAAACTGGGCGGAAAGATCACATGAGTCCGCAGGCACAAGCCAATCAAGCACCCACCGAGCTCGAGGCTGCGCTCGAATACGCACGGTCGGGGATTCCGGTGTTTCCGTGCAACCCGCTCGACAAGAAGCCGCTCACCCCCAACGGCTTCAAGGACGCCAGCAAGGACGA